ATTCTATATATTCTGGGAAGCTTGTAAAGCAGATAAAAGATGTTACGGGATGTGTTACTTAAAGAACAGGCGTTCAGGGTTTTCGTTCATGTCATCTGCCGAAACAGTTAACTTAGCCACTCTTGCAAGTGATAGTAGATATGGAGTGTTATCTAAAACAGGTTCAGATGCCAAGAAAATGTTTACTGACAAAATTGTTCCAATTAGTATAAACTATCCATTCTTTTTCAAACCTATCCAAGATGGTATGGATCGTCCAAAAACGGAATTAGCATATAGGATTCCATCTACTAGATTTACTAGGAAAAAGATAACGGTTAATGAGAAACTAGAAGAATTAGAAGGATTAGATACAACTATTGACTGGAAGAACACAGGAGACAATAGTTATGACGGTGAAAAATTAGCTTTATTAGTACATGATGAAGCCGGGAAATGGGAGAGACCCGAGAACATCTTAAACAACTGGAGGGTTACAAAAACATGCTTAAGATTAGGTAGTAGAATTATTGGGAAATGCATGATGGGTTCAACAAGCAACGCGTTGGACAAAGGTGGAGAAAACTTTAAAAAACTATACAATGCTTCAGACGTCACAAAACGAAATAGAAATGGCCAAACAAAATCTGGTTTATACTCTTTGTTTGTCCCAATGGAATGGAACTATGAAGGATTTATTGACGAGCACGGAGTTCCAGTATTCACTACTCCTGACGTCGATGTGTTCGACCCAAGTGGTGAATTAATAGACGTAGGCGTAATAGATAATTGGCAGAATGAAGTCGATGGTTTAAAAGGAGATGCCGATGCTTTAAATGAATTCTATCGCCAATTTCCAAGAACAACAGAGCACGCATTTAGAGATGAATCTAAAAACAGTATATTTAACTTAGTTAAAATATATGAGCAGATAGATTACAACGAGGAGATGTCAAATACCTTAGGAATAACTCAAGGTAATTTTCAATGGGTCAATGGTATAAAAGATTCCCAAGTGATATTTTATCCAGATAGAAAAGGAAGATTTAAAGTTAGTTGGGTTCCACCTCAACAAATTCAAAACAAAGTGGTATTAAAAAACGGTGTAAAGTGGCCTGGCAACGAACACATGGGAGCTTTTGGTTGTGACAGTTACGATATATCAGGAACTGTAGATGGAGAAGGTTCTAAAGGAGCTTTACACGGACTGACCAGGTTCAGCATGGAAGATGCTCCAGCTAATAGTTTCTTTTTAGAATACCTGTCTAGACCACCAACAGCAGAGATGTTCTTTGAAGACGTTCTAATGGCATTAGTATTTTACGGGATGCCTATACTTGCTGAGAACAATAAGCCTCGTCTATTGTACTATTTAAGAAGAAGAGGATACAGAGGTTTTAGTATGAATAGACCGGACAAAGTTTGGAACAAGTTGTCTGTAGCTGAAAAAGAAGTTGGTGGAATACCAAATTCAAGTGAAGACATAAAACAAGCTCACGCGGCTGCTATTGAAATGTACATTCAAGATCATGTGGGCATACAGCAGGATGGAACGCATGGAGATTTATATTTTAACGCTTTACTAAACGATTGGAGTAGATTCGATATAAACAAAAGAACAAAGTTTGATGCGTCAATAAGTTCTGGTTTAGCTATAATGGCTAATAATAGACATTTATATGCTCCAAACGCAAAGGTTGAAAAACCTAAATTAAACATAAACGTTTCCAGGTACACTAATACTGGAAGTAATTCACAAATAATCAAATAATAAATATGGCAGAGTCTGGCATTAAAAGTTATTTTCCAAGTCAAACCGTAGGTGATGCTGAGAAACTTAGTTACGAGTATGGTTTAAAAGTTGGTAAGGCTATAGAGCAAGAGTGGTTCAATAACGATAGAAGTGTTAATAGATATAAATCTAATAGCAATGATTTTCATAATTTAAGATTGTACGCTAGAGGCGAGCAATCTATTCAAAAATATAAGGATGAGTTATCGATCAACGGTGATTTGTCCTATTTAAATTTAGACTGGAAACCTATTCCAATTATTTCTAAATTCGTGGATATTGTTGTAAACGGTATTTCAGAAAGAACTTATGACATAAAAGCTTACTCGCAAGATCCTTTCGGTATTGAAAAGCGAACAGAGTATATGGAATCTATAATACGAGACATGCAGAGCAAGGAGTTTAACGATGCTGCAATGGAAAATTTCAACATGAATCTTTATGAGAATAAAAAAGAAGATTTGCCAGAGTCAGAGGAAGAACTAGCATTACACATGCAGCTTAGTTATAAGCAAGCTGTAGAAATCGCGGAAGAGCAAGCTTTAGGCGTGTTATTTGAAGGCAATAATTATGAATTAATTAAAAAACAGTTTTATTACGATCTTACAGTTCTTGGTATTGGTGCTGTTAAAACTTCTTTTAATACTTCTGAAGGCGTTGTTATAGATTATGTTGATCCAGCAAATCTTGTTTACTCTTATACCGACTCCCCTTATTTTGATGATATATATTACGTTGGAGAAGTTAAATCTATTCCAGTAAACGAACTAGCAAAACAATTCCCTCACTTATCAGAATCTGACCTTGAAGATATTGTTAAAAACAGATCGTTTAATAAAAATAATAATAGCACTAGGTATTCTTCAAACAAAGAAGACGAAAATACTATTCAAGTTTTATACTTTAATTATAAAACCTATATGAATGAGGTTTATAAAGTGAAAGAAACTGGCACTGGTGCTGATAAAATTATACCAAAAGATGATTCCTTTAATCCGCCAGAAGATAAAGAAGGTGGATATAGCAAAATGTTAAGATCTATAGAGTGTCTTTACGATGGAGCAATGATTCTTGGTACTGATAAATTACTTAAATGGGAGATGTCAAAAAACATGATGCGCCCTAAGAGTGATTTTACTAAAGTAAAAATGAATTATGCTATTGTAGCTCCTAGAATGTACAATGGTAAAATAGATTCTTTAGTGAAAAGAATCACTGGATTTGCTGATATGATTCAATTGACTCATTTGAAGTTACAGCAAGTATTATCAAGAATGGTTCCGGACGGTGTTTATCTTGATGCCGATGGTTTAGCGGAGGTTGATTTAGGCAATGGAACAAACTATAATCCACAAGAAGCGTTAAACATGTTTTTCCAAACAGGATCTGTTATTGGTAGAAGTTTTACTTCAGAGGGTGATATGAACCCAGGTAAAATACCTATCCAAGAAATTACATCGGGATCTGGTGGTAATAAAATGCAAGCGCTTATTGGTAATTATAATTACTACCTACAAATGATAAGAGATGTGACTGGTCTTAATGAAGCTAGAGATGGTAGTATGCCAGATAAAAATGCTTTAGTAGGTGTTCAGAAATTGGCGGCTGCAAATTCAAACACAGCAACTAGACATATATTACAAGCTGGATTATTCTTAACGGCTGAAACAGCCGAGTGCTTGTCTCTTAGGATATCTGATATTATAGAATACTCTCCAACTAAAGATGCTTTCATCCAACAAATAGGAGTGCACAACGTTGCTACGCTAAAAGAAATGTCAGAGTTACACTTATATGACTTTGGAATATTCTTACAACTCCAACCAGATGAAGAAGAAAGAATGCTATTAGAAAACAATATACAAATGGCAATCCAACAGCAAATAATTGAACTTGCTGATGCGATTGATGTAAGAGAAATAAAAAATATCAAACTAGCTAATCAACTCCTTAAAATACGTAGAAAGCAAAAACTTGAGAAAGACCAAGCCGTACAACAGCAAAACATGCAACAACAAGCGCAGTTAAATCAACAGTCAGCACAGGCAGCGGCGCAAGCGGATGTTCAAAAGAATCAAGCGTTAAATGCTGGTAAGGCTGAGTTGATGCAAATGGAAGCTCAAATGGACGCACAAAGAATGACACAAGAAGTTCAACATAAAAAAGAACTAATGCAGCTAGAGTTTGAAATGAACATGCAATTAAAAAGCATGGAAGTCGAAGGCGTTAAGGGTAAGGAGAAAGAAAAAGAAGATCGTAAAGATGAAAGAACAAAAATACAAGCTTCACAACAAAGTGAACTTATAGATCAAAGAAAAAACGAAAAACCACCTAAAAACTTTGA